TAGCCGTGCACCAGCGCAGCCGCCTCGCCGACCTTGGTGGTCGCGTTGCCGCCAAACATTCCCGCCATGCGGGGGGAAATGGCGCGGGTGATCAGGTTCAGGCCCAGCATCATGCCGTTGCCTACGACGTTGATCGTGGGCGTGCCGATGCCGGACAGGAGCGCGTTCGTATAGACCAGCTTGACGATCTCGCGGGTGCGCGCCATCGCTCCGCCGCGGACCATCTGGTTGAGCTCGGAGTCGCCCTTGGCGGCGGCCTCGCGGATCTTGCGCGCCAACTCGACCGCGCTGTTCGCGCCGCCCATGTCAGCGATGAGGCTGTCGACGTTGCGGAGATATGAGGCGGGCGTGCCGACCTCGGTCTTGAATGCGCCAAGCGCACGACCGGCCTCAGCGCGCGCGCCGAAAAACTCGTTCTGGATCGCCGCATGCACGGACGTCGCGCGGCGGAAGGCGAACTGATTGGCGAGGGAGGGGTTGTCCTCGACCGCCTTGGCGAGCTTGACCAGCTGCGTGCCGGACGAGTTCAGCGCCATGCGATAGGCGATGACCTCCTCCTTGTTCATCGCCTGACCGGGGCGACGGTCAGCCATCGACTGAACCCAGTCCATACCCTTGGCGGCCTCGATCGCCTGCGCATCGGTCACGACACCCCGGCGAGCCAGGTTGACGTCCGTGGCCATGCGGTCAGCCATGCCGACGATAGCCGCCTGCACGTCCGCGGGCGTGTTGATGCGCGCGAGGTTCAGGTCGAAGACGTTGTCGGCGGAGGCGGTGACGTCGCGCGGGGTAATTGGGCCGGACCGCGCATCGGCGGCAGCCTTGGCTGCAACAGATGCTTCCTCGGCGGTGGCGTGTATGACGGGCCTGTCAGAGCCTTTAAGGTTGACCTCATCGAACTTGAGCCACCGACCACTTTCGCTCAGAAACTCCCGGCCACCCCGCTCCCCTCCAGTAATAACTTGTCGGATGACGTAGTGGCCTGTTTCAGCGCCCTCATAGGCCGCTTGAAAAAACCCGCCGGACTTGGTTGCTGCTTCGCTTAGTTCGACACCAAAATACTCGGTCGAGTTGGTAATATCTGGGCCAAAACTGCCGTCGGGAAGGCGCGTGCCCGACGGTATCGGGGCGTTCTGAACCCCATAAACGGGTTGCCCGCCCCTTGAAGACTTGGTGACAGTGCCCGCCGTGGCCACATAGGCGTCGTCGACTTTGGACTGGAACGGGGTGATGACGGGGGAGTCGGGGGCGTCCGCGGCGCGCACACCGTCGTCAGCCGCCTTGCCCTCACGCAGCGCAGCCCCGATCTCATCAAGGCTCATCACGGAAGCGTCCTCCGGAGCCTCGCGCACCACCCGGAACCGCGGACCCTCGGGATTGCCCAGCGCCTCACGCACGGTGGCCTGCATCTCGACGCCCTTGGCCTCGGCCTCAGACATCGACATGACAGGGTCTTCTTGCAGGCCCTCGCGGGCTGCGCCGGCACGCGCCTCGTCACGCGCGACACGTCCGGCACGGAGGGCGCGAACGCCACCCGCCAGAACCTCGACAACGCCGCCCAGGATCGTGCCCTCGACCGCGTTCTTGAACCGCCCGACGATCTCCGGGTCATCCTCCTTCGCAGCCAAGATCTCGAACATGGGTGCAATGGCGTCGGGCGCGTGCTCGGCCAGCAGGTTGCTCAGGCGTGCCTCGTTGCCGTCGAACGCGGTGAAGTCAGCCAGCGCGCCCTGCACCATCGACTTGCCGATCTGACCGGCCTTCGTCGCAGTTTTCCAGCCGCGCAGCACGCGACCGCCGCCCGCAAAGCCCGTGGCAAACTGGGACACGCCCTCAATGACGCGGCCGGTGACGGACTCGGGGCGCTCGGCCTCGGAGGTCGTGAAGCGGCCGGGCGTCGACAGCAGGCTCGGAGCCTTGCCAGCCTCAGCCATCCGGCGCGCGGCATCGTTCTGCGTGGTCAGGAAGATGCGGGCGGGCGTGGTGCCGTCGCCGTCGAAGCCCTCCCACATGAGCGTGCCGGGGACGTAGGTCTCGATCCAGTCGGCGGCCTCGTCCAGCAGATCCATCGTCTCGTTCACGCCGCGCTTCACGCCGGACATGATCGACTGCGCCCCCTCCATGAAGACGCCCTTGGCCATGTCGCCAGCCATAGCGCCCGCAGCGTTCACCACGCCCTCGGGCACCAGCGACGCCTGGATGATCTCGGAGTCTTCCTGATCCAGCGCCAAGGACTCGCGAGCGGCCTGACGCTCGGCGTAGGCGCTGTCCAGCATCTGAGGCGCGGCGGGGGCCCAACGGAACCACGTCCCATCGGCGGCTTGCTGGTAACCGGCAGCGGTCAGGCTCTCCGGCGTGTCCTCAGGCGCAAGCCCTTGCGCATTCGCCACCGTGTACTGACGGCCATTGGCGTCGGTGCGGACATCGGCGGGGCCGGCGGACGCAGGGATCTGGCGCGGCACAGACGGTCGCCCATCAACGCCGACATGGACGTGGTCGCCCTCGTTCAGCCGCTCCTGAAAGTTCAGGCCGGAGTTGGCAAGGCGGGTGTTGAGTTCGGCCATGCTCAGGCCGCTCGTGCCGGGAACGATGTCGAGACCGCGTGAGCCGCCGTCCTCGTCGCGTCGCGTGTGAAGGCTTCCGGGCACGCCGCCGACAGCCGCGTTGCGCTCAACCGAGCGGCCGGCACTCGACACCACCGCACCCGGCGCGATCTCAGCCAGACGGGCCCGGACTTCTGCTTCGGTCTCAATCGCCATCTATCGGCCCTGTCGTGCTTCGTTGCGGAGACGATTCGCCTCGGTCGTGGTGTAGGGGTTGCCGGCAGCGCGCCGGGCCTCAATGCGGGCGTTCACCGCCGCGACGCGCTGGGCAACGGTCTGGCCGCCACCAGCGCCACCCGCGCCCGGTGCCGGCGTCTGCGTTCCAAACGCGCGGTCGGCGTACCACCGCCCCGCCGTGAGCCGCTGTTCGAGCGTCGTGTTCGGATTGGCGCGCACCCAGTCAGCGGCCCCCTCCTCAGCGCGAGCCATGCGCGCGTTGTAGTCGGGCACCAGTCGGCGGCGCCGCTCTCCAACGTCGCGCACCACGCTCATCACGTCATCGACCTGAGGCTTCAGCGTGCGGTCGTTCCTGGTCCGCAGCGTCTGGGCCTGACCGGGGGTGATTTGCCCGGCAGCCAACGCATCGGCGATCTCCTGCGCCGTCAGCGTTCCGGCGTCCGCATCGTCACGGAACGTGTTGTATTGCGCCGTGCGGCCAGCCGTTTCCAGTGCAGCCGCCGCCCGGTCAGCGGTCGCTTGCTGGCTTTGCTGAGAGCGTATGCCGCGGATCAGTTGAGCCTTGTCGGCATCGTTCAGGTCGGTGCGCGCCTGAATGTCCGCCTCGGTCACCTCGCCCAGCACGATCTGCAGGCTCAGTTCGCCGCGCACCTCGCGCCGGGCGGCATCCGCTGCTCGCGCCGCCTCTTGCGCCTCACGCGCCTGGGCACGATCGACAAGCGAGAACTGGCTGATCTGTGTCTGCAGGTCGCGGTTGATCGCGGCGCGATCCTCCGGCGTCACGACGGCAAACGCCTCGCTGATCATTGCGTCGGCGATAAACCGCTGCGCCGCGGACATGCCCGGCAGGCCGCCGCCGGCAGCCGTGTAGGCTGCGACCGCGTCACGCCCGACGACAGCCGTGGTCATGGCCAGACCCAACTTCCTGTCATCGAAATCGCGCTGCTCGGTCGAGTAGAGGATCGAGGGGTTGGCCTCACGCATCCCCTGCACGTCGGCGTACTCGACCTCGGCCTGCATGAACTCCATCGACTCGGGGCCCAAGCTCGGGTCCGCCGCAATGGCGATCAGGCGTTCCTGCAGCATACCGGCGCGCAAGGTCAGCGCCTGGTTGGCCTCGCGGTCGGCGGCCACGCTTGCCGCGTCAGCGACGCGCTCAAGCCCTTGGCTGGAGCGGGCCCGCGCATAGTTCTCAACGTCGACGGCGTACTCAGGCGGCGCGGACTGAATGAAGCCGGAGATCATCTCCTTGGACAGCCGCTCATACTCAGCCGGATCTAGCGAGTTGTCGCGGCGAAGCTCGGCCTCGCGCGTGTCAATGTCGGAGCGGATGCGGGCGTTGTATGCGGCCTGCATGGCGGTCGTGCGCGCCTGTGCCACGTCACCAAAGAACATCAGGCCGCGCGACGGCAGGGCGCCCGTCTCGACCGCCTCGACACCCTCGGCCGCACCAAGCGACTGGGCGCGCCGCAACTGATCATTCTTGGCCGCCTCGGCAAGGCGGTCGGCGACGCGCTCCGCCTCTTGCCAGACCTCAGCCTCGCCCGTGCGGAAGTCCGCACCCGGCGTGATATTGGAGACGGTGCCGCTGCGGCCCTGCTGAACGCTCCGACCAGTAGCCATTAGCGACCGCCTCCGCCGCCCGTTGCCCCGGCAGACACGGCATTCGCCGCGCCGTCGATGATTGAGCCGCCCGCCGAGATCCAGCCCGACAGGTTCGCATTGCTGGCCGCGCGCCGGCGCATCGTCGCCGACGTCCTGAGCGCGTAAGCCTGATTGCCGAAGCCAACGCGGTCGACGCCCTCGTCACGGACAGCCTGCCGACGTAGTTCGCGCTCGACCGCAATGCCGCTCGGGCTATCCAGGGACAGGCCCTTGCCCGCCCGGCTGGCGATGTAGGCGGCCACGCCCGCGCGAAGCTCCTCGCGCCGACGCTCGCCCATCTGCACGGCCTGCAGGTCAACGTCCTGCGCCTGACGCTTGAGCATCAGGGATTCCATGCCGTACTGCTTGGCCTGAGCGCGGCCGGCCATGACCTGCGTTCCAGCCTTGAGAATGGGGGTAGAGTCGCCCATCAGCTTGTGACTTCCATTGTGACAGACCGGATTTGCAGCGGCCCGCCGACGGCCTGTTGAATCGTGAACGTCGGGTATTTGCTGCGACCCATTGGACGGAAGCGACGCACGCCGGTTTGCGCGCCCGTTGCCCCGCCGATGCCGGTGGCCCAGCCCGCCGGGTTGCGACCGTTGCCGGTGAAGCCGGTCGAGTTGACCGCATCCACGTCGACGCGCGTGATCTTGTAGTTCGGACGCAGGCCCATCTGCTGATCGACCGGAGGCACGCCCTCAACCGTCACGGTGAAGTCCAGCCCCACCTGCACGGCGCCGTAACTGTCATCGACGCCTTGCAGCACGCCTGACCCGTTGACCGCGTACTCGCCGATCTTGTTGTTGCCGTCCCAGACCCCGACCGTGTGGCCCGCGTACTGGGTGACCGGCGTCGTGACCGTCGCGAGCGAGATCATGCCGTCAGCCCATGCCGTGCTGCTGAACTTCTCCAGCCGGAACGTCGTCGAGCCGTTGATCGTGCGCTCGGCCACTGCGTACAGGACGCCGCCCGCATAGACGATCGAGCGCCACGAGCCGACGGTCGACCAGACGCCCCAGGCTGAGAACTGCGCGCTGCGACGGAACGTCAGCACAGCCATGTCGCCGGCACTGTTGAGCACCGGCACAAGGCGGTCGCTCTCGGTCCCGGCCGCCATCAACTCCATCTCGACCGGCGTGCCCATCAGGTGATAGGCCAGTTCGGACAGGTCGGTGATGTCCCACGAGCGGCGGACGTTGCCGGTCGGAATACAGATCATGGCGCGACCGCTGTCGCGCTCGATGAACATTTTGCCCTCGGTCACGTCCAGAGGCACAGGGTCGCCGGCAGATTCCGGCCCGACCTTCAACAGTTCAAAGTTCGTCGGCGACAGGGGCGCAGCCACCTGCTCGGGGACGTAATAGACGCCGCCCTCGGTGAACAACAGCAGTTGCTCGGTAGAGCCAAAATGCTTCAGGCCCAGCGAGGTCTCGCGCCCGACACGCTCAACGATCGCGTCCGTCTCCAGACCGCTGCCGGTGTTGAAATCGGTAATGTCGCCCGTCGCGCTCGCGGCCATGACGTTCTGCGCCGAAGGGAAGTCACCCAGCATGAGGCGGTTGCGGTGCAGGGCGCACGCGCCGGGATAGCCCCGCTCGACGCCGATCAGCGCCTCATCCCACTCCGTCGTGGCGGCCGGCGTTCCCGCCAGTGTGCGGGCGCTGATCGTGCTCTTGGCGGTAGGCCCGACCAGATCCTCAGTCGCGTCGAAATATGTGTAGCCGTCGACAAGCTGGATGGTCAGGCTGGTGCTGCTCGGCACGCCGGCAACAACGCCGGTCACCTGCGTATCCTCGCCCTGCACCTCCTGACCGACAAGGAACCCGGTCGAGGAGCCGACAGTCACCGTCAGCGTGGGGTAGAGGTTGCCGACCACGGTGCCGGTGGCGACGGTCGTGCTGGTGTAGCCCGTGACCGTGATCTCGACGTTGGTGTAGCGCAGGCGCGTGCCGACATGATCGGCGTCAAAGAAGGCGGCGCTGGACGTCAAGGTCACGCCCGTCCCGGTGTATGCGCTCGGCGTCAGGCTCACGCCGCGCGGGGCAAAGCGCCAGTAGGGCTGGAGCTTGGTGCCGTTCAGGCCGTCGGCGAAACCAAGTGCTGCGATCGCCCAGGTCGAGCCGGTCAGGGTCAGAATGCGCGGAGCAAACGCCCGGCTGCAGACGATGATCTTGCCGTCCTCGATCGCGATCTGCATCGTGAACAGGTCCGCGGCGACCCACGGCACGGACGAACTGATCGTCTGAATGACCGCGCCGGTCAGATCGCGGACCTCGAACACGCCCGCGCTGAACAGCAGCAGTCGCGCGTCGTCGGTGCCCACGCCGTAGGTTTCCAGCCGGGTCAACGCCGTCAGGTTCGCAACATGGTTGGTGCCGTAGCGCCGACGGAACCCGCCGCCGGCGAGCGTCTGCGCGTTGCGGAACTGGCGGCAAGCCTCGTTGCGAACCTGCAGGTCGGTCCGCATCTGGTATTCCTCGGCGATCTCTCCCGCCGCGAAACTGGTGATGAAGGGGAAGCGCCTAGCCACGAAGCGCCGTCCGCGACGGACGCGAGCCGCGCCACGCCTCGGCCAGCGGGACGAACTCAATGCTGACGCCCGGCTCCTGGCGTTTGTCGCGGATGATTGCGTCGCGCATCAGGACGTCGGCGTCACGGATCTTTAGCCGCGCGTCCTGCGGCTTGTCGCACAGCGCCTCGAGGAACAGCCCCTGCAGGCGCACAACCACGGCCTCGGAGAAGTCGCCCGGCCAGTCCGCCTCCTCAGCGCGCACCGTGGCCACGACCTGCAACGGTCGGTTGGAGCGCGTCAGCACCCGGCCGCTCTCGATCGTGTACTCGCCCGTGCGCAGACGGACGCCGTCCTGCATGACGTAGCGGATATTCATGACCGTCGACGGCCAGACGAACGCGTGCAGGTATGGGCCCAGCGTGACCGCGCCTTGGTAGGTCAGCGCCAGCGTCTGCTTGGCGAACGTCCATGCGTGGCGCGCGAAGAAGCTGCGGACGATGCCCTCATAGTTTGAGGACGCGACGCGGGCGCCGGACGAGTCATCGTCAAGCGACGTGATCTCCTCCTCGCCAATGCGATGAAGGGCGGCCTGGACGACCTCGATGGGAGCGGAGAAGGCAGGCATGGGCGCAGGTTGCGCGAGGGCGGTGGTGGCTCAACGCACGGGCAAAGAAGAACCCGCCGCTCCGAAGAACGACGGGTCCAGTCCAGCCTCACCCGGAGAGAGTGTTAGAGAGCGCCGGCCTTCTTGCGGCGGGCGATCTCAGCGTCAACGGCGGCGTCAAGACGGGCCTTGGCTTCAGCAGCCTCAGCCTCGGCCTTCTCCTTGGCGACAGCAGCGGCGGCCTTGTCAGCCGCCACCTTCGCCGCCTTGGAGTCAGCAATCGACAGGCCGTCATAGTCTGCCTCGCAGACGTAGCGCGGAGCGCCGTCGTCAGCCAGGCTCGCCACCTGCAGGATCTCGCGGGCCGAAGCCGCGCAGCAGACGTGCGGCTTGCCGGTGTTCCGGTCAATCAGGCGGGCGTTTCCGAACTTGTCGACTTCCATCGGCAGCACCTTATGCGTTGGTCAGGTGGTCGCGACCGATGAAGGCAGCGTAGTTGATGCCGGTGGCGATCGTGCCCGAGACGTCCGTGTAGATGCGGACATAGGGGTACACGATGCCGTCCTGCTCGTTCAGGAAGAACAGTTCGTAGCGGCCGGTCAGCGAGTCGATAGCGCCTCCGGAGCGGACCTCGGTCGCGCCCAGTTCGAGCGAGGCGAGGTTCTGAACGTCGCTGGCGAAGGTCGCCGACGTCGAGCCCTGGACCGAGATGACGTAGCGTTCGTCATTCGAGGCGATCTCGATTGCGGACACGTCGATGACGGCCACGCCCTTGAAGACGGCGTTGCCAACATTGACGACCAGCGAGCCGGCAGCGTCAGCGGCGACCAGGCCGGCCGCCTTGAGCGAGAGGGACGAGTCGTAGGTATAGGAGCGGATCTGAGTGGCGGTGGCCATGGTCGGTGTCCCCTTAAGCCACGATCGCGGCGTTGGTGATGGAAGTCAGGCGGGTGGCGGCGTACGGGTTCTCGATGCAGAAGCCGTTGAACCACTCGATGCGGGTGCGGTGCTTCGGCTCGGACTGCAGTTCGCCCAGATCCTTGACCGACATCGGCGCGACCTGAATGCCGCAGATGTGGCCTTCCTTCAGCGACATGACGTAGATCGAGGAGGTGACAGCGGAGCCGCCGCCCGAGCCGGTCTCGGTGAAGGGCAGCAGGGCGGTGTCCGGGCCGGTCTCGTAGCCGACCAGGAAGGGCAGACCGTTGTAGGTCATGACCTCACGACCGAAGTCGTCCTTGGTCAGGTTCAGGTTGCCCGACAGGGTCTGGTTCCGCATCGTCGCGCCGAACTTGGTGCGCAGGGCGAAGGGCAGCAGGATGTGGGTCGGGTCGACCGTGTTGGCGATCGCCTCATCCAGAGCAGCCAGCGAGAGGGCGGCACCGCCGGAAGCGGCCGAGTTGGCGATCACGGCGCGGCCGGTCAGGCGACGCTGCAGGCCATCAGGCGACTTCGGGTTGCTCGAGTTGTCGCCGGTGATCAGGGCGGAGGTGACCGCACGGGCCATCTGCTTGATCTTGCGGCTTTCCTCACGGGCGCGACGGCCGGGGTCGAGGGCCAGCAGGTAGTTGTCGACGTCGGCCTCGCCGCCGGCGATGAACACCTGCTCGACCTGCGGGTTCTCAACCGAGGTGTCGGGCGTGTAGCTCTCGTTCACACCGCGATAGGCGATGCCCGGCAGGGTCGACTCCTGCGTGTACTGGTAAGCACCGCCGGTAGTTTTCCACGGCACGGCGGCCAGCAGGTCGGACGACTGAGCGTAAAGCTCAACGACCGCCTTTTCGACGCCGGGCTGCAGGCCCTTGGAGTATTCAACGAGATTTTGAGCAGTCATGGTGGTCGATTCCCCTTAGCCGGCCTGGCGGGCGCGGATTGCGGTGAGAAGTGCTTGGCCGGACAGGCCGTCGAGGTCTGAGCTTGGAGTGGCGGGCGGACCGGCCGAAATGGCCGAGCCGGTTAGTTTCGAGACGAGAGTTTCCAATGCGATCACCGCGTCAGCGGAGCGCATGGACTGGCGAATGGCGTTGGCCCCGTCAGTGCCGACAGCGGCGACAAGCGACGAGTGGATAGCGCCGGTGCGCTTGACGTGCTCGGCACCCAGCTTGGCCTGCTCGGCGGCGATATGCGCCTGCTCGGCCTTCGCAGCCTCGACCTCAAGTTTGGTGAAGGCGCCCAGCAGCTTCTCAAGTCCCGCCTGCGGAACGCCGCACTCGTGCAGCACCGGCAGCACGGCCTGCGCCAGAGGATCGGTCGGGTCGAACTGGACCGGCTTGCCGTCCAGGCCGACAATGTCCTCGCTCAGTTTGAGTTCGTACTTGTCAGCCGCGGCCGGCACGCCCTCGCGGCGGGCGAGTTCAGCGGCCTCAAGCTCGGCGAGACGGGAGAAGGCCTCAGGCTTCACGCCAGCGGCATCGTCCCAGTAGGTGTCCGGCAGGCCGTCCGGGCGCGCCGGTGCGGCAGGAGCCTCCGGCGCGGCAGCCATAACAGATGCCTCAGGCGCGGGGGCGGCCGGTTCGACAACTGCGGGGGCGGGTGTTTGGTCCGTCATAATCGGAACCGTGAGGTCGTGGGCGGCGAGCTTCAACGCACGGGGCTCATGGTGTGGGTGTGCCCTTGGCGATCAGTTTCTGGACAATCCGGCGCGCACCCTCGGCGTCACGCAGGGCGGCCTCGCTGCACCCCAGGGGCGTCGCGTCGCTGACCTCGTCCATCAGCCAGTCAAGGATGCGCTGACCATCAGCACTGACCAGCATGTGTCGGCGGACCACGGACTCAATCGACTCCTCTTGCGAGGCGATCGAGGAGGGCCGTGCGTTGGCCGCACGGAGACGGTCGAACCTACGCGCCCCCGACATCTGGCATGCCTCCGCCCTGGGCCATCATCTGAGCGGCCTGCTCGGCCATGATCTGCTCGTCGGACTTCATGACGATGTGGCGTTCCTTCGCCGTGGCAATCAGGTTCTCCATCGTGGCCTTGGCGTCGACCGGCACACCGACCTGCATGGCGCCGCCGATGCTGGCAGCCATCGACAGCACCTGACCCGTCAGGTTCATGTCCTCGAGATCCTTGGCCTTGGACAGCGGGCTGATCGGCCGGCAGTTCACGACCTTGCCGCCCTTGAGCTTGACCTCGGGTAGCACGCCGCGCTTGGCGAGAATCCACGCCACGCGCTCGATGATCGGCAGCACCCACTCACGCACGCAGCGGTCGCGGGGCAGTTCCTTGCGGCGGGTGTTCCATGCCTTCTCGTCCATCCACTGACCCAGCGTCGGCGGCGTATCGCCGGGCTGCTCGGGACGGTCCTGGTAGCAGGCGCGCTTGATGCCCTTGCGCATCTCGTCGGCGGCGAAGAACGATGCATCGAACCGCACGTCCGGCAGGAAGGCCTCGGGCGACTTGGAGCCGGGCGCGCGGGCAAAGCCCTTGCCGGGCTCCATGCCGCCGTCGAAGTTGGCGAGGCCGTCCTCCTCGTAGGAGAACGCCGGGTCGATCGTGCGGCCCAGCCCCTTCAGGTTCAGGTACGCAAGCTCATCCAGCACGCGAGCACGCGGCGTCGCCTTCTTGAACGGGCCGGGGCCCCACGCGGAATCGGCCTGCTGGCGAAATCGGCAGGTGATGATCGGGCAGGACCCGGCCCCCTCGTAGGTGAAGCTTGCCCGCTCCTTGTCGTCGACGAAGATCCGGTAGCTCCACCGCTCAACGCCCGGCGTCGACCAGTCTCGGTCGCAGCCCTCGACAATCCGCTGCTTCTTGTCCTTGCCGGCACCAGTGAACGCGGGGAAGATATTTCCCATTGACGCGCCCCAGAGCATGTTCTGCTCCGCCTGCGTCAGCTTCATCTCACGCCACTTGCCGGTCACGGACCCGTCGGGGCCGCGCTCCATCAGCAGGTCGGGAATCTCAATGGGCTGGAAATGCAGCGGGTTGAGCGGGCCCATGTCCGACAGGGCAACCGCCATCGCCGACACGCCCCAGTATGCGAAACACTCCTGGGCGGCGTCCCAATAGTTTGAACGTTCGATCTCGGCGAACACGGCGTCGCCGATCGCGGCAAGCTGTGGCGCGATCTCGCGCTTCTGACCCTCTGACAGGTCATCCGCCGGCTCGAACATCACCCACCGCTCGTGGCGTGGGGTGAAGGTCGAGATCATGTCCGACGCAAAATCCTCTGCGACGATCTCAAGCTCGTTGTCGAACTGGTCGTCCTGCTCCTCAATGCGGAGCGAGGTGTCGGATCGCTCGTTGCACCGACGATAGGTCGGCAGCGCCAGGCGCAGCGTCTCATCAATCCATGTGGCGTGGCGCGCCTTGTCCTGCTTCGCCGCGGCGATGCGGGCGAGAATCTGCTTGGCGGTGGTCATCAGTACATGGCCGAGAGGCTGCGACTGAACTGGCTGAAGCGGTTGACACCACCGCCAGCTCCGCTTGTTGGCGCTCCGCTTCCGAAGGCGAGACCGCCAGACCCTCCGCCTCCGCCGCCTGCCGACGGCCCGCCCACGATCGGCACCGAGCCGCCACTGCCGCTGCCGGGCAGCGCCCCGAAGCGGCGGTTACGCCGGCCGGTCGCACCCAGCAGCCAGGCTTGGGTCTCCTCGGTGCGCGCGTTCTCAGCCCGAGCTTGCTCACGCTCGCGCGCGGCTTTCGTGGCCGGATCTTCTTCGGGAAGCGTGACCTTCGGAGTCCTCATGCCTGCCTACTCTCGAACGCGGGTCGCGCACCTTGAGCAATCAGATCGCGGTAGAAGGCCTCCGGTCTCAACGCACGAGACCGCGCGCCGACCAGATGAGCGACCGCCGGCGTGCACCAGAAACCCAAGCGCAGCCCCGGATCATCAGGCTCGCCAGCTGGCTCGAACGCAACGATGCGGCGGTTGTCGGGCAAGGCCGCGATCCATGCGTCCATCTGACTGGGCGTCAGCATGCGAATGAGCGTGCGCGCGGTGGTGACGTCGTACAGCAGCCACGCGGCCTGGTCGGCGCAATAGCCAAACGCGGCGACGTGGCGGAAGCCGGCGCGGCACAGGCCCGACCACCAATACCGCCGATCGCCGTCGTAAAAGGCGACATACCAATGGGGCGGCATGCCGGACAACTGGTCCGCAGTGTCGATCATCGCCGGGCCCGGAACAGCGGCGCGCGCGAGCCGCGGTCGAACACCCGTGCCTGCACCTTCGTCTGGACCGCGGCGGTGTTGCGGCCCGCCCCAAACAGCAGGTTGCCGCCCTCGCCCATGCCTAGCAGGAGGTATTGGAACGCATCGGCCGTGTGGCTGTATTGGTTCTTGACGACGTCGTCAGAGACGAACTCGCCGAATGAGGACTTGGTGACCTTGAACTGGTAGCCGCCACTCAGGCCCTGCACCAGCATGCGGCAGCCGGGGTCGATCATCAGCGCCTGGTAGCCGTCGACCTGTCGCTCGAGCAGGCTGTCGACCACCTCCTTGCGCCCCCCGACCTTGGAAAATCGGTTGGCACCTGGGGCCGGACGCACCGGCATGCCTTGCTGGCGGAAAATGTCGAACGGGGTTTGCTCGTCGGTCTGCGACCGGATGGCGCTGCCAGGGTCGCCGATGAACTTGACGCGCGCCAGATCGAGCCCGCCGAAGCGGCGCAGGATCTCGCGCTTGACCACGGGGGCGAAGCTCACCGCGCCGACACCCTCAGCGTAAAGCTCACCCAGCACGAAGACGCGGCCACGGATCGTCTGGCCAAACACGACTGCCGGCGTCAGGCCGAAGTCCATGCCGACGTACAGTTCCAACTCGGGATTGAACTTGAGCGCGTTGGGGCTGACGTGGCTGTTGCGCTCGCCCTCCCCGCGGAACAGCGGGTGCACCGCCTTGCCCTTCATCTGGCTGGCGGCAATGTTGCGGCAGTTGGCGTCGATCCACTGGCGCGTCACCCCGTGGATTTTCTTGGGGTAATAGTCCGGGCGCAGCCAGCGCAGGTTCTCGGCGCCGGGGTTGACGCAATACTCGACCTCGTCGCCCGGATTCAGCGGCTCTAGCCCGGAGGCTTTCAGCGCATCGTCCAGCACCAGCAGCGCCGGCGGCTGCACATACAGGCACCAGCCCGGCGGGCGTCGGTGTTTCTGCACGTCGTCCGGCGTGAAGTGGTCCGGCACGGGTGCCTTGCCGAACATGATGGGCGCCCAGTGCAGGCTCTCAGGCGCGTTCATGTCCGCGATGCCGCCGGACCAGTTGCACCCGCCGTTCTTGACGGATGGGTAGCGGCCGCAACGCGACAGCCCCTCGGTCACCAGCATCAGGCTGATGTACTGAAGCTCGTTGAAATAGATCCCGGTCAGCTGCAGTGAGCGCAGCTTCTTGACGTCGTCGTCCTTGTCCAGCGCAAGGAAGATGAACTCGGCCTCCATGTCGCCATAGCGCATGTGGTAGGTGAACGGCGGCGACCACGACATCTCGCCAAACCCGCCCTGCGCCTCCGTGCCCTCTGGAAACAGGTTCACGAACGAGGGGATCGTCGTCGTCTTCAGTTCAGGGAAGGTCGAGCGGACGATGGCGAAGCGGGAGCGTCGGACCTTGTCGCCCTGCGGCGGCTGCTGGCTCGCGTGCCGGAACAGCCGCATGATCGCAGCGTCCGTCTTGCCCGAGCCGATCGGCCCCTGGATGATGTCGAACTCACTGTCCGCAAGCAGGAACGCCGACAGGATACGGCCATCAGGCTCAAAGCGGATCGGCTCGCGCGGTGGTTGGGATGCTGCCTTGCGGGCCATGCAGTTTACCGCGTCTGGGCGGCCAGCCTCATCGAGAAGAAATCAACGTCGAGGTTGCGGGCGTTGGCAGAGGTCGGGATGATCTGGAAGCCCGGCAGGAGCGAGGTGGTATCAATGGGCATGTTGCCCGCCACTTGGATCTCCGCCCCGCCATTGACAGAGAACCCGAGCACCGTGGCGCTCACGCGGCGCAGTCTGAGCTTGATCCAAGCGTCAGCCGCAGCGGCAACGGCGGTGTCCGTCCGCGTTTCGACGCTGGAAACCCGTCCAACGCCAAACCAGTTCGTGTCAGCCGTCAGTTTCTCGAAATACGCGCCATTGATCGGCGGGTTGGCCGTGAAGTCGTTTGCCAGACCGATGCGGATGTCCATGCTGGCAATGGTCGTTGGAACCCGGACCACCCAGGTTATTTCATCGAGTTGGTCAAAGCGCATATCGACAGCCGTGCCGCCGCCACCGGGGTAGGCCGAGGCGACCGTGAGAGACACCGCCGTTGAAGCGCGACGGCAAGTTCCGGGGTGGTTGGCCTCTGCGCTGACGAGATTCCAGCTGCCGTTCGTAAAGCCCCAGCCAAGCTCACCGATCTCGCCAGTCTCAGTCGAGGCGAACAGGAACTCGTCCACGATGATGGTTTGCGCCAGCGGGTTAGCCGGGTCGCGGGGGGCGGGCGTAAAGGCGGGCAGCATCCTAGTTCCCCGTCACATAGACGACGTCGTTGAGGGTGCCGATAATGAACACGGCGCTGGCGTTGCTGACCGGCAGACTGATGGTCGCTCCGGGCGGCACGGCAAAACCGTTGCCGGTGCCGTCATCGGTCGCGGTGACACCAGCGGCGCCGACGAACACCTTGCCGACGTTCGTCTCCTTGGCGCGGAGGACAAGGCCGTTCACCAGCGCCCGCGCCGTCAGCGCAACGGCACTGGCGGTCACAACCTGCTGGTCGGAATAGGCGCTTGCGGCAATGCCGGCAGGCGTGCCGTCCTCGCCTACAACGACAACCGCCGGCACGCGGGACTTGACCGTGTTGCCGGTGCGCTGCTCGACCGAGTCGACCTCGAACTCGGCTCCGCTGGCGCTTTTGTAGAGGGGCATGGGTGTCTCCGGTCGCGATACTTCATCGCACCACGCCGCAGACCGCCATCACCCTCAACGCACCGTCAGTGAACCCACCCGTTCAGGTGCGCCATCTCGTGACGCAGGAGCTTGCCGCAATAGGCATCCTGCGCGGGCGTACAGTGCGGCATGACGATCACGCGCCTGGGCATGAAGGTGCAGGCCATGATGATGTCGCGGGCCGGCAGGGGTGCGCCGCCGCAGGCACCGTGGACCTGTTGGGGCGTGCCGACGATGACGACGAACGGGGCATCAGGGGCGCGGTCGTATTGCGCCGGCGGTGCCTCGACCGCTTCAGGGCTCGGCACAAAGATCCGGACGTCCTGCATGGAGGCGGAGGGCCCTGACATGGTGGGTGTGAATGTGACAGCCAAGGCTGCAATCAGGGTTTTCAGCATGCGCCCCTCCTGCATGGAGGAGGCGTCCGGGTTGGCCTGTGCTCAACGCACGGGGAGGTGAAAGCCAATGGGGACGCATTGCGAGGCGGCATCCTCCTGCGCCTTTATGGCCTTGCCGATCTGAAAGGCGCGGTGGGCGGCGGGGCTTACGGACCTGAACCGTGGCGGCTCCTCCTGCCCGCTCAGTTCACAACTGGAACCAACCTCAAACCACGGCAGCCAGTCTTCGTCGTCCCAGTCGTCCATCAGCCCATCTCCGGGTCGCGGTCATCCAGCGTGCCGGGGTCCGGCCGCAGGTCGGTAGCAGATCTCGGGAACGGGCGGCCAAGGCGCGCGGCCCATCGTGCGCGCTTGGCGGAGGCGCGCTTGTTCTTGGCCAGCTGCTCGGCCACCCAGGCTGCGTGCTCGGGCGCGCCGGGGGTCATGCCGCCTCCAGCATTGCCGCTCCCACGGTGTACCGTTCGATCTCGCCGTAGTCCTCGTGATAGACGACGCAGCGCGTGTCCCTGAGGGAGCGGTAGCCCTTGAAGGCGTGGTAGGGGTCTTTGCCGGCCAGCGTGCGCAGGCTCTCGACCCGGACGCCCTGCACCTCCTTGACGACGTCGTGGTGGATATGGCCGGTCGAGATGTAGCGGAACTCGGTCTGCCCCCAGTCAACCGGCCGGTCGACCGCCATGAGCAGGGGCAAGTCCTGCATCTTCACGCGGTCGCCGTGGTGCGCGCCAAGCAGGCATTTGCCAAACCGGAGGTAACGGAACACGGCCGGAGACAGATCGATCTCCACGCGCGGCTCGTTGTCAAAGTAGAAGGCAAGAGCCAGGGCAATCGCCGCGGACGATTCAGGGTCGTGATTGCCCTCAAGGAACCAGACCACGACGCGGTCGTGCCGCTCAAGCGCACGCAGGATGACGTAGCGCCATGCCTCCGCCGACTTGAGCAGGGCGTGCCGGAAGCCGCGGTTGTCGACGTCCAGCGGGTTCTTGTGTTGCGGCGTCAGGTTGGACCCGTCGTTCGCGTGCATGGCGTCGCCAATCACCTCGACGATGCAGGTCTCAGCGGCGGGCGCCACCTGCACGAGCCGGTCAATGCCGGCGCGCGTGATCCGGTCTGCCTCGTCCAGGTCAAACTTGTCGCCACCAGCCTCGGGGCCCGACTCCATGCCAAAGTGTGGGTCGCCAAACTTGTAGCTGACCAGCATGCTTTTGATCGTGTACGCGGGCACCGGCACCATCGGCGAGAGGCCGCGGGCGCCAACGGACAGGTGCTCGATCCACTCGCGCAGCATCTCGGCCTGGCGCTCTTTGTCGGGCTCGGAGATAACCCACCCGCCGGCAGGGGCACCCTCTTTGTCAAACCGGGCAGATCGACGCTTGACCGTGAAGCCCTCTGGCGTGGGGTGCCGCATGTTGTCAGAGTTTGGCGCATGCCCCTGCGCAGCCGCACGCGCGCGGATCTGGGAGATCAGGCGGCGGAAGTTCCGCTCGTCCGTGTTCAGGTGCTTGGCCGCATGAGCCATGCTGCGGATGTCGATAAGGGCCTGAACGCACTCGCGCTGACGCTCCGTCTCGCAGAACGCCAGCAGCCCCTCCGTCGGGATCGCGTCCTGCGGGGGGATAAAGCGGAGCGTCACTTGCACAGCCCCTTCGTCGTCCGGGCTCTCGCCTCATTCTCCCGGCCCCAGTCCAGCACCTCGGCGACCCACCCCAGCAGTTCACGGGTCGCGTCGCGCTCGGCATCAGTGACAGGAGCAACAACGCCGGCACCGTCCGGCAACTCCGGCTCCGCCCGGACCTCGGTGCAGAGGCTAGGCGGAAGGAGCGGCGGGCTGGAGGGCTTCGCGCAACTCGCCAGCAGGAACAAGCTCGCGCACAGCGCAGCCTTGGGGGTCAACATGGGTCGGCCTCTCGATGATGGTCTCGATGCGCCGGGCCGACTTGCGGGCCTCGTTCACGCGGGACAGGCACTGGTCGGCCTGGGTTTGGGCGTCATCCTGCGCAGCGACCTTGAAGTCACGCAGGGTCTTGAGTTCGGCGTTGGCCTCGATCAGCTCGTTCTTGAGCCGGTCGACGCGCCACGACTGCACGCCGGCAAGCGCCAGAGCCACGGCCAATGCAGCGAGCAGGTAGCGGGTCATTCCGGCCTCCACGCGACAGGATAGAAGCACTTGCTGCGCTCCCAGTGCCCCTCCATCACGACCTCGCCTTCCCCCCAGTGTCTGACGGTCGGACACAGCGGATGCGTGATGCGCGACTGGATTCGGGCCTCGCGCCCGTCCTCGTCGATGCCGACAATCCACGTCCCATCTTGCGGGGCGTCTTGCATGTCGCGGAAGTCGGTCATTGCTCGTTCACCGTGATCGGCGTGCCGTTGGCCTTCAGCCTGACAACCCGAGCGACGGGCAGCGGTATCTCATTCGGCCAGCGCATCTCCGACAGGCGATTGCGGGCGATGCGGGTGATCGAGACGGCGTCGCCCTGATTGCCGCCAAGGACGTGCAGGTGTGTGTCGTCCTCGCCGACATAGAAGCCGACGTGACCTCCTCCGGCCCGCGTGAAGGTCAGGATGCAGCCAGGTCGGGGAGCCAGCAACTTGCGGCCCCACTTGCCCCACTCCGATGCACGGACGGCGATCGGCGGGGACTTGATGCCTGCATGGTCCATGACGTGCGCGCAGAACAGGCCGCACCACGGGACGGAGTCGGCGGCGTAGCTGATGCCGAGAACCTTCGCGCCGAGCCGCTTGGCCCAGCCCATGATCGTGGCGCTATTGCCCGCGCCGGGGACTTCGCGCACGCCGATCAGCGAACGCGCGTAAGGCATCCAGATACTCACGCCACCCCCCGGATTTTCTCAATCGTCTTCAAGCCCAGCATCGCAGCGCAGAAGGTCAGCCAGGCAACCAGGTACCCCTCAGCCATCGGCTTCTCGATCGCGGGGCCAATCACGCCGGCATAGGCCAGACCAACCACCACGACCCAACCAGCAGTCGGGCGCCACAGGCGGTCAAACATCTGCCAGGCCCAGTGCGCCCGCATGGGGTGATCCGGCAGTGCAGTGTGGTCGGTCATCGGGCACGCTCTATGCGGTCAAGCTGCTTCTGCATCGCCTCTGTCCGCTCATCCAGCCGGGCCAGCGTCCCGTCCGCCAACGGCGCAACCGTGCGCTCAAGGGTCGAGACGCGCTGATTGATCCCACCACCCCAGAAAACCAACGTCGCCGCCTGGGCGACCAGCGCAACAATCACGCCGATCATGGCCCAGTTCAGCTTGCGGGCATCAGAGTGCAGGGTCACAGGCATGCCTCAATGCGGGTGGTCACAGCGCGCGTTTGCATCCCCGCACCTCGCCCAGCAGGCCGCGCGCCCTCAACGCACAAGGTCATGCCGAGATCACGAAATGGATCTCGCCCGCCGGCACTCCAAGACCGCCAGGCGCGCCCGGCAGGATCTCGAACTCCCCGGCCTCGCCAACCACCAGCCACCGATCACTGATCTTGGCCCCGTCGTCGCCCTCGCCCATAACCCACAGCGACTGGCCCGCAGCAACCTGATCCGCCATCATCGTCGGGTCACCAACCAGCACCCGCTGTATGGCCCCCGTCGCCGTCTCAACCACCATCGCCCGGCTCATCGCTTGCGCTCCGTCACACTCAGGAACCTCGAGGACGCCGTCGCCGTGGTAAACGTCGCGACAGATGTCTGCGTGGTCAGTTGATACAGGTAACTCCCAGCAGCCGGCGCATCCGTCACCACCACCGACTGCCAGCCAAACGCAAAGTCACCGCCCGTCGCCTCAACCACAAAGTCCCAGATCAGCGTGCCCTGCCGATAAAGCCGCAGCGTCGTGTCGATACTTCCGCCCGCCGGGTGCCAGACGTTCAGGTAGAAGCTGAAAAAAACCTCCAGGTTCTCGCCCGTCGTCGTGAACGTCACCCCCTGGCAGTTCTGCTCCGTCGTCGACAGCGTCTGCGACGTGTCCTGAAATGCCGACAGGTAGGCAGAGGCGCCGGCCAACTGGATCGCCGCAGTCTCAACCACGGCCGTATCCAACCCGGCAGCGTTGACGAGCTTGTCGCCGTCCGTCTTGGCCAGAAAATCCTCGACGCGCTGGTTCTCGACCTTGATGCCCGTGAAGTTCTCCTTGCCCTGCAGAGTGCGGCGGAGCTTGCGAGCAGTGTCGTCAATCTCAACCGGCAAGCTCGTCGGTATGCCGCGGCGAACAGTGGTCATGGGCGTTTCCGGGGGCTGAAAAAAAAATGAGGTCCGGCTGGGAAAAAATGCGGG